GCCCGAGCTGGGTTTCACATCTCGTCTCGCCTCACCATTCCCTCGATCGTGGGAAAGTTGAGGACACAAGGCACGGACTGTACTTCCATGACGACCCGTTCGAACTCACGTACATTCTCGGCACTTAAGCCGTACCGGCCGAACAGTAGCATGGTATTCTCAGGACAATCGGTGTATACTCTGGAGACATGCTTAATCTCGCTATACTCGGGTTTACCCTTTTCTTTCATCCCTCTAGTCACCCCCAAGAGATGTCGCACTAACGTGTTAACAAGAGGAACATGAGCTGAATCTCCTGCCACCGAAACTAACGCCGCGCGAATGTTCATTGATCCCGGCACGGAAAGGCCCCAGCCTAACCGCGACAAAAGACGACCAGGCTTAGGGCCTAGCACTGTATGTCGTACTTTCGTCACCGGGTGAACCCCCCACCAGAACAACTTGGAGCAAAATTCCCAGTCGCCTCGATTATAGCTAGCACCAATCGTCGGTTCAAGCCCCAGCTCATGGAGATGGTTCTTGTACTCCTCATATAGAGAGGGAGTCCAGTCATCCTTCGACATCAAAATAAGAGAGTCATCGCCACACACCAGTAAAAGATACTGAAATGATGTGCCATTCTCAACCCCTATTCTGTGTAAAGCAGAACTACTCGCCAATCCATTAACGATCGATCCTACAAGGTTAGTGTCCATTTCACCAGAGTATAAAGTACGCAACTCTACTTCCTCCTCAACACCCGCCTCGTTAATCGCCATTTTCTTGCCTCCTGAATACTTCACCCCATGCTTCGAAACGCCAGCGTTCCGGGGGGACATTAGCCATGCGTATGCAAGCTTACTCATACCAAACTGCGGATACAATTCTCGCACGCTCAACAATTCATTTTGGAGCGTCGAATCATAGGCGGTACAATCAGCCCACACACCGATGAGGTTATCCCAGCCCCCCATCTTCCGTGCGAAGTCATCGCAACGAGCACCTATAGCATCAGGCGTCATTCCTGAGGCATACAGCACTGGACAATCCAAACCATTCCATACCTCCCGCACTCGGGTGTATATCTTGGCCACCTGTGGACCACACATCACTTTAACAGCATCCCAAGGACCCGAGATCATTCTCGGCTTCAACTTAGGTGAACCATCAACAGTGGCGGTCTTGTTCTTCTCAACCTTGACGAAAGATCGAAAGATACTAGGGCGGGGGTGGGTCCCCTTGTGTTTGTCATAGTGAGCCTTGAAGCGGCGTCTTGTCCCTTCGTTGAACTTGGGTTGGCTTACCCAGTCATTGAAGTCTACATCATCATTGAAGGTGATTTTGATGTGGGACAACGCCACTCCCGCCTGGTTGGACTTGTAATCCTTGAAATAATCGTAAGCAGTCCGCTGCACCACAGTAGGAGGGCGAAGCAGTCTGGTAGTTACAGCAACGACATCAGCCTCCTGACAGTCTCGCACCACACTTGGTACTGCTGTGGAGAAGGCCACGCCGTTGAGCAACAAAATTTCTGGGGTCACACCAGGCCGTCTCGGTGGATTAGGATCAACACCGATTTCGAACCGCGCACTTTCGGGCACAGGCAACAAAGGCTCTCGCAAGCTCTCGTTGGCGCGGTATGTTCTCCTGACTTCGTGATTGACTAGTCCCGTTATGTTAGCTGTTCGTCCTTCATGGTACAAACTGTCGCCCCAGTAACGAGCGGAACTAGTTTGCTGGCGTCTAGCCAAGCACATGACGGATAGCAGCAACAACACAACGATCAACCACACCAATAAACCGATCCACCCAACGACGTGGTGGTCTAAAGGCACTGCCAACCACAATGCGACGGCGATCAGGAGAGTGATGACCCCCCATACCACGATAGTGGTCAAAGTAACAATCCGCAAGGGCGTTAAAGTCACGGCAGTGGCATGCAATTTCCACAACCATGTAAAACGTGTACTCGCAGTATTGACATACTCGATCTCCGCCTGAACATTGCAGTTAAAGGCGATAACGACTGCCACGGTGGCAGCCAGTAACTTAAGCTCGCTTGGTAACCTGGCGTTACTAGTCGCTGTTTTAACCCTGTGAACGGTATCAGCAAATGTAGCAGGTGTCCTTTCCCTATACAGAATCATAAGCGCAGCCTCACATATAATACCTCTCGGCACCACTACGTGACCACGACTAGTATGTGTCCATAAGACAGGTCCAAACCCATAGAGGCGATCAACTTCGACAGGTACCAACTGGTTAGAGGCAGTTGACATCTTCGTGATCGCATCATGGCCGGGTATAGTAATGGGTCCCACATGCTTGCGGTCCACTACCATATCCTTAAACGAACTGACACAAGTCTCCGGTGCAGGTCCCTCCATAAGGGTAACACGCCATAACTTTGTGTCTCCCATCGAGTGCAGCAGCTCGACGGCTAAGTGACTGTCAGCATCACCAGGTGTTCTCCCAAAATCCCATAGCAAAGGCATATGCGTATAGGTCTGGGCGTTCCCTCTGGCACTCATGACAACCATCATCTCATCTCCCACGGGCCGCAGCTCGTACACGCCTTCTAAAAAGGCCATGTGCCCGTATCCTTCATCGAAAGTGTGTCCTACGACGAATGCTAGCTTCCGCATCGTTTTGCTCAAAGCCTGCTTCAACTCGAGATAAGTGAAGTAGTAGGCTGAGTGTACGAATAGAAGCGTCGCGAATGGACCACAGTTGCATTGTTGCAACCGGTGTTCACAAAAACTCGCGCGCGTCGCTTTCACTTCCTGTAGCCTGGCTATATCCCCAGGCTGGATTGTTGGCACCATGCAATGGACTGCATCTGAGTACCGACGGGCCGTTCTGGCGGCGCTACCAACGTCACACACCTTACCCAACTTAACCGCTAACTTTAGAGCAATCATTTCCAATGTATTGCGTTGATACGCAAGATGTGGGTGTGGGTGAAAGGGGTGCGACATTGCCTGGATAGGCTGAATCCCGTACTCTTCCACAAACTCCTTCACAACACTGTCTTTGATTCTCATACCAATTGGTTTAGGTCGGGGCAACGTCGGCCCTGCTCCATTGCTCGTATTAATCGAGCTCGTCACACTAGACGAAGACGAGAGGGAAGTAATTGACCCTATTTCCAAATCGATGTCCCCATCGGCGGTCGTCATTTCACTTTTATCTACCACGGTAGAAGGGATTATAGCCTTGAGTAGCTTTATGTGCTCTTTCGGATTGAACAACTTGAAAACGATCTACTTATACGCGAGTACTGATTGCGC